CATCATCAGGATCAAGTGCATAGTACTCTGCTGTGTTCGTCCTCTTATTTGTTGAATTGATAGCAGTATAACGAGTCACAAAGTCAGAGAAACTGCTGGTGTACCGATGCGTATTGTTGATAGTGCACACCGGAGCCGCATTATATTGGACTAGCTTTAATTTTCCGTTCCTGTCGATTATTGCAAAGCTTCCTAATGTCTGGGAAAGATAATGTAATAGATCTCGGCAGGTCTCAATATCGTTATCTGGATATACGCCCAAAAGCGCCGTTCCGTTTGGAAGTGCCTCGATCTCAGCTTTTGTCTGAGCCAGATCAACCTTGCAATCCTTGCATATCAAGGTCAGCAGATCATATGGATATCCACTTGACTGTGCCTTGTTGTATGCATGTTCAAACTCCAGCATCGCATCATATGCTTTGATCTCAAGAGTACGGATCTTACGGTTCGCTTCTGCAACAAAAAAGACACCCATAGGAACATCTTCAATCGTTCCATCCTTGAGTGTCATGTGGAAGGTCAGCGTGATCTTTGCATTCTCAAGACTGTATCGGTCAATGTCAGAGAATAATGAAATGCCCATCTCTGCTGCATAGACTGAACCAAGTTCGATTTCAGAACTCCCTGAGCACTGCCTAGTAACATAACCAGAACCTTTGACAATGTCCTTATTGGCAAATGAATACTCTTTCCCTTCTGCAGTGACAATTGACCCAGACCACGAAAAGGAGCGGGCATTTTCTTGTATTGCAATTTTATAAGCATCCGAAACTGAATACATAATCCCGCTCCTTTCTAGTATTCTTTTAGATCAAAGCTGACTTTCCAGAGTCCCTTTTTACCTGTGTCATGAACCAAGGATGATTTGAAACCATCCATGAACATCTCACGGGCCTCGGGAATCATTGTTTCTGTATTGAAGAACTCAACAGATAACTTTGGAAGCTTTCTCATGGCAGATAACTTCTTCAGCCATTCCGGCGAAACTTGAAGAACAACTGAGATCTCTGCCATACCGGACCGCACAAGATCTCTTTGTTTTGTTCCCGCTTCTGTATCACCGGAAGAATCTGCCTCTACATCTGATAGCGACAGATCATAGGAAACCGGAAGTGGGATATCTGTATTGTTGATCCGCAGGTATTGTGTAAATGCCATCATCTGCCTCCTGACCGAAGTGCCATCCGCTGCTGTGCTGTGATGATTGTCTCATCGATCAATGTCCCATCAAGATAAACAGGGATTGTGATATCTCCAGTACTGCCTGCACCTGCAAGTGCAGATGCAATGGCGGCAGTAATGCTGCCAGTTTGAGCAGCAACTGCATTCTGGATCATGGATGATAACGAGCTGACTCCAACCACGGCTTCAGGTCCCGCTTCTCCACCTGCTAGCAACTGACCGCCCTGTGCCCCGAAAATGGTCGGGCTGTTCAAAACCATGCCATCTCCCATTGCCTTTTTGTACCAAGAAACACCAATATGAGGAATGGATGGTGGATCAAGCGAGAAGCTCCCTTCAATAGAAAAATGAGGCAGTTTGATCTCTGGTAAATGCCAATCGAAGTTAAAGAAACCCTTGATCGCATCGATTGCATTGGAAACGCCATCTCTAGCTGCGCTCATTTTGTCGCTGAAAGCACCCCTGATATTTTCCATGATGGAAGCCGCCGTATCGTGGGCGGCAGACAACTTGTCGGAAAAGGATTGCTTCACGTTATCCAGTCCGTTCCCCACGTTGGTTTTGATATTGTCGATTGAATTACCGACACCTGTTTTAATGTTGTCCCAGATCGTACCTGCATTGGTTTTCATTGTGTTCCAACCATCTGACCATTTCTGGCCAACGTCCGAGAAGAAGTTCGGCAAGGTCTGTGTAAAGAAATCGCCAACGGCAGTCCAGGCAGTCTGAATTCCATCACAGAAGCCAGACCATACACCCTTAAACCAATCCGTAATTGCACCCCAGTTCTTCACAATGGCAATAATGGCAACAACTGCCGCGATAATTGCCGCAATGATGCCGATGATTGGTAGAAGTGGTATAGATGCTGCACCTACTGCTGCACCGGTCGCCGTGGCCGCTGTTCCGGCTGCTGTCGTGGCCGCAGTACCAATGCCCAGGAAGGTCGTCAAACTTCCAATTGCACTGGTGATCGTGCCGACAGCACTGATGACCTTGCCACCGGCAACCAGTAATGGTCCAATGGTCGCTGCCAACAATGCAATCTTGATGATTGTATTTTGTACTGGTTCTGGGATACTGTTCCAAATCTCTGAGAAGGTCTTCAAAGCTCCTGAAATATCCTTCAATACTGGTGCCAGGACAGTCGCTAACGAGTTGCCGATATCCGCTCCTGTCTCCTTCAGGCTATTCATGCTCATCTGGAACTGGTCAATTGGATCTAAGGTTTCATTGAATGTATTTTCAACACTGCCTGAGAAGTTACCCAGTGATCCCGACAAGTTTTCCAGATTTAGTTTTCCTGTTGATGCGGCGTTATAAATAGCTGCACCGGCCTTACTACCAAAAAGATCGTAGGCAGCCTGTAGTTTCTCTGTCTCCGATCCATTTCCTTTCATCGTATTTGAGAAGTTTGCGAGTTCCTGGTCCAGGGTTTGGCCATCTTTGGTCGCATTCTTCATTGCTGTTTTCAGACCCATCATAGCTGCTGAGGTGTCCAAACCAGACATCTCAACCATGCCCATGAATCCTGCTGCCTGCTGTGAGTTCAGACCCATTTCTTTGAACTGCACTGCATTCAGTTGTAAAGCACTAGCAAGAGTACCCATATCAATACCTGTTGCTTGGCCAGTGGCATTCAGAGCGTCCAACAGATCTCCGGCATTGGAACTATCCTGTCCAAAGGCATTCAATACACCTGAGACATTATCAACAGAGGTGGATACATCAGTGTTATTGATTTGTGAGAACTTGATAAACTTACCAGACAGCTGATCCAGTGCATCCCCAGAAAGTTTGAATCTAGTATTCACTTCACCAACTGCAGCACCTGCAGTCGCAAAGTCAGTTGGAATCTCTGTGGCCAGATCCTTTACCATCTGGTTCATTTCATCCAGTGCAGCTCCACTAGCACCCGTCTTCTGCTCAACGGTATCCAAGCCATCATCGACTTCTTTGAATGCAGCCAGTGAAGCTGTCCCAATGGCAACGATAGGAACTGTTACATCTTTTGTGATACCTTCACCAGCATCGCTGATCTTTCCGCCAACTTCCTGCATCTTTGATCCAGCTTGTTTCAGTGTTGCAGCGATACTAGAATCTGTGGTCTTGCATTCCTTCTCCAGGTTCTTCAGTTCCTGTTCTGTACCAACGATCTCACGCTGCCATGCATCATACTGTTGCTGGGTGACTGATCCGTTCTTTAGACCTGCATCCATCTGATCCTGTACTGATTTCAGATCATTCAGTTTTTTCTTCGTTTCATCTACGGACTGACCAAGCAATTTGAATTTCTGTTCGATCAGAGTTGAGTTTGTTGGATCAAGCTTCAGCAGTTTATTAACATCCTTAAGCTGTGACTGAGTATTCTTTATTTCCTGATTAACTCCGGCTAGAGCTTTTGAAAGGCCAGTGGTATCGCCACCGATCTCTACAGTTATTCCTTTAATTCGGTCTGCCATACTTGGCCTCCTTTCTGTGTACGAAAAAAGCACCTTCACATCTCTGTGAAAGTGCCTAATGACAAACATTCAATTTTTACAACAGCTTACTAAATCGGAAGTTGTCTACTTCTTTTTTATTGGGTGTCTAATTACCGTTTTCCATTTTTCTGGAGCAACCTTGCGTGCATCTGACATATATATTTCATGATGCAAACGAATGTCATTCATATCATTTTTATATCCATTTTCTTCAAGGAAGGCATCCATTAATGCAACGCTTTGTGGTTCCTCATCAAATGGACCCACATGCATAATCTGAACGCATAATCCTTCAGTAATCGTAATGAACTCTGCTGAAGAACAGTCCAATTTTTTCTTCTTTGTTGCTGTTTCCACTGCCCATGCAAAATCCTTTTCCGTCACGAAATCTGGTAGTCTCAAGACAGAAATCCAATTGAAAGTTGATTTATCAGAATAGTCTACACCCTCAACATTGTCTTGCCACCAAAAGCCTTCAAGTGGTGGAACAACGTATTCAAAAAAGCCTTCAATTTTGTAATCGCCTTTGTAACTCATTTTCAAGGTATAAGCAACAGCATATAAAACACCGATTGCCTGCTGATAAGCACCACCTTTTTCATTCGGATTCCCTTTTCCACGAACAGCAATATAATTTGCTCTTGGAACATCCACAATTTGCGGCTTGCTCTTTGGCATATAAAATTCTTTATATTCTTTTTTGAAATCAAAAGCCATAGTATCTATCTCCTTCACAAATTCCAGTATATTAGTCTTTACGTACTCTATATCAAAATTTACCAACGGTTCATATTCATTTTGTGTTTTTCAAAATACGCTTTCTCTAATTCTTCAGGCTTCACACCATAACACAATAAAACGTCATTGAAATACATCAGAACATCACACATCTCTTCAATGAAATGAGAACGAACTGTAGAATCAGATAATATTTTCTCATCACCACATTTCTTCATGATGTCTCCTACTTCACCCATTTCCCCATACATCCAAAGAAGTTTTTGACGAGCCTGCTCAGGTGGCAATCCACCCCACTTATCTTTATATTTTTCCTGTAGATCCTGCTGCATTTTCTGCATTGTTTCAAAATTAAGATGTTCCATCTATTTGCCTCACCAAATTCAGATTTGTCGGTTTAAGCATAATTTATAAACAACCTTAAGACAAGAATTTTGTCTTAAGCATGTTATAGATAAGAATAAATAAAAATGGTTCCAATAAGCCACTTCATATAAACAGTGGTGGGGACGATGGGAGTTAATTACGCACTTTCGTCATTCGTCTGACATTGAGATAATCCTTAGAAATAAGGCTTTTGAATATTTATGCTTTTATCATTTGACTTAGATTTGCTGAATTTTTTTATGTTTTATACCCAAATTATACCCAATTAAAGGAATCGGTCTTAGTCTGCATCGGGCTTGAATTGCTTAAGACGAATCTTTGCTTCCTGTTGATTCTGTTCTGCAGCAGCAATCAGCCATTTTTCTGCTTTCTTATCATTTTTACTCGTTCCGATGCCATTTAAGTAAAACTCAGCCAAATTATATTGGGCATCTCTGTCACCATGTAAAGCTGCCCGCGATGTCCACTCAAAGGCTGCTTTAAGATCTTTTTCACAGCCCAATCCATTCAGATAAAAATATCCAATCTGGCATTCAGCTAATGGATATCCTTTTTCTGCCAGTTTTATGTGACCATCAAAGCACTCTTTATAAAGACCTTTAGTAAAATAAACGTCAATCAGGTGATTGCATTCATTAAGTTCTTTGCATGGTTTATAGTAGTCCATCATTTCTCCAGATAATTAAATCGTGTCTGCCTCTACAGTTAATCGCAAATCAGGATTTGTTAAAGACAAAGCCTCATTCAGTCCGCATGTGATAGGTCAAATCAACAATTCCATTATAACTGCGAGTAGAAATAAGCTTCAATTTCTGATCAAATTCCTTTTTGTCGAAAAGCCTGATGCCATTTCCAAGCAATACAGGCATTACAGAAACGGTGATTTCATCAGCCATGTGTGCCTGCAGGACCTGATTTACAACGGAAGCTCCACCACAAATCCATATGTTTCTTTTTTGTTCTTCTTTAAGTTTCGATAGCAGATCAACTACCTTTTGGCTTGAAAAGGTAATTCCAGGCTGATTTACACAATCTCTGTGTGTCAGCACATACGTTTCTTTGCCATCGTAAGGCCACACATCCGGTGATAGTTCTGTAACAACCTGATTGTAAGTGTTATAGCCAAGTATCACGGTATCCACCGTTTCAATGAATTCCGGATAGCTGCCAAAGTTATCCTTATCACTGCCATCCCCACCCAGCCAACTGACAGAGCCATTTTTATCAGCTATATAACCGTCAAGGCTCATTGCAATATAGATCACTACTTTTCTCATATAAACACCCCTATACAAATTCGGATTTGTATTGCTACGACAATGATACCACAACCCCGTTCAAAACCGATCCATCATATCTTGTGTGGCCACCTCAGAATAGTTGTAGCTATCATTTCCCATCTCCGTATACATATCATTAACGGTTCCAATGGTCAGAAGATCCAAATCACGAATCGACAGACCGAGTTCAACACACCGCAATAAGAATAGTGGTGTTGTCATTTCTCGATCTGTTTTATGAAGTTTTTTTTAGACTCGACCTGCTGTTCAACATTCAAGCCCCAAAGAGAGATGATCTGTGGCAGAACTTCATAGATCGAGAATGTATTGAACTGATCCAACCATTCATCTGGTGTCTTTGCTACAGATTCTGGATCGGCATGTTTTGCCATCAGCCAGGCAATATTCTCAAAGAGTTCTAGGCTGAAAGAATCAAGATCACCGTCTTCCTTTTCACTTTTATCAATACTTTTCTCTAGTACTGAGAGATCCTTATAGATATCTCTGTGAAATTGATTTCTATATAATCTTGGGATTGCCGCAGAAGCCCGGAATGTGACTGGGATTCCGTCAATATCAATAGTTTTAGTTACTGCCATTTCTTTATCCTCCTAAAAAAGAAGCAAGCAGGGAATCTCTCCCCCGCCTGCGTTTCGTTTATGCACCGGTTGTTGTATCACCGGTAGTAGTTGTGGTAGTGGTTGGAGCCTTTGGTTCATATACAGCCTTATACCAATCATTGTAGATGGCTTCAGACGTATTCGTACCTGTCTTGACCTTCACTACACCGCTTGGAAGTGGGGAGACCGTAAGCGAAAGCTTTTCAGTCTTCACTGAAGTCTTGTCTTCCTTAGTATCACCTTCCATAGATGGTCTAGTTGCACTGCAGTAATACAGGCAATGCCTGATCTTTCTCTGGTCTCCTGTGAACTCAAAGAGCAATGCAAAATGCTCCGGCTCTACGTCCTTGTTCTCGACCAGCACTCCATTGGCATCCTCGGTTTCCTTCAGGATATCCTTGAGGAACTCTTCAGGCACAAGTGCCAGTTCCAGATCACCTGAGTAGCCATTGTTGTTGCTGATCATATAGTATACGGAATCATCTGCATAAAATGG